AGGGTCACATTCAGCAGGGACCTGTGATTCATCGCGTCACCATGCTGGACTTTTTACTTGGTCAATCCAGCGCTGTTCATCAAGTTTTCTATAAATTGGCAGTCGATGTATCGCCTGTTGAGTCCGCGCATAATCTCATCGTCGCCAACGGCCCGACAGATCCATTGGGCTCCGAGTCCTGTGGTGTTCCACCCGCACGATGCCAGCTTGGCAAGAAAGCGCGCAGCCACGGCAGGATCACATCTCCCAGCTGCGGTATAGTAGTTCGTCTGTTCGCCTTCCTTGTGTTGCTCGCGGCGCGCAGAACGCTCCGCCCTCTTTTCGTAAGCGTCCGCCTCGAGTGCCGCAGAAGCGGCGCTGAAGCCGAGCTCCGACAATACATTGGACGGTACTTGCGCCATTGTTTTCTCCGCTCTGGTGCGAGTTCGTTGCTGACGACGTGCGGGAACACGTCGCCAGCCTCGCAATTATGTGTCGGCGCTCGCCTTGAGCGCCGGTCCAGCCACGGTAGGACCGGACAGGAAAAAGTTCAACGCCAGCCCCTGCCGCCGTCATCGCAGGCGGTGGGCGACATGACGACGAGGAACCGCCGGCCGTAGGAGCCGCGACGAGCGCAGCCGGTCTGCCTGCGCCGGAGGTGCCGCTGCACGGCACCGCGCCTCCCCTGGGATGGGTGGGGAGGCGCCACCAGCCAGAGTGCTCCCGGGAGGGCGGGCCACCGGCCCCCTGGGGACCTCTGCGCCTTTTTCAGTGCGCCCGCGTTGCCGGCGCTGGAGGTGCTCCGTGTCCCGAAACTGGCATGCCGCGAAACCTGCTGCGAAGTCCACGAAGCGACGGGTACCGCAGGAATGCGATCTCGGTGTAGCTGAAACAGTTTCAGGGGGCCTTTCCGCGGAGCTGAAAACGCAACCGGTAGAGGTGCTTATCGACGGCATCTACCGTGCGCTCCGCGATGCGGTTGAGAGGTGGGGAGGCACTGCGCTGCTCGCCCTCGAGACGGACACGCCGCTCTCGCTGGCGAGCGATCGCCTGAATCGCAAGGAGCGGAACGGGGCACTGCAGCGGGCCTTTCTCGACTGGATTGGTGTTGTGTGTGCCAAGCCCGACTCGGCCCAGCTTTTCCTCTACCGCCTTTGCGATCTGCTCGGCTTCGAGCGCCCCAAACGCCTCGCCTCGGCGAGAGATCTCGTGGCGCTGCGGGTGCTCGCCCGGGGGCTTCGCATGGGGCTCATCACTGACAAGGACGTCCGCCGCATTGCGCGCGCGGAGGGGATCGACCTGGGGCAGAGCTCGGCACTGCAAGACGAGCTCGCCACCGTAGACGAGGAGGAATGACATGCGTCGCTACCTGCTCTTTGCTCTCGCACAGCTGCGGCACCTCTACACGATGATGATGGCCGGCCAGGTCCGGGACGCGCGCGCAGCCGCACGCGGGCTCCTCGGGCCGGCCATCGAGAGGATCGAGGCCGAGTACACGCCCTATCTTGACGTGCGCGAGTCGCTGCGCGACACGCCCGGGGCGCCGCGGGTGGGCATGGCGCTCCTGGCGCTCGGTCTCGTGGACAGGGCGGCGTCGGGGGACTTCACGGTCGGACGCCTCTGTCCGCTCCATCGGGCGGTCGCCTCGCGCGCTCTCGCTGGAATCGTTGTGGGCGAGCTGGGTGCCCCTGTTCTCGACCTCACGCGCGGGGGTGTCGCATGACCTACCTCGACCTCGGCCAACGCATCGGGGCGCTCGTGGAGCGGAAGCAGATCGAGTATGGCGACTCGGCCGGGAAGAGCGCCGCGATTATGGAGGTGCTGTTTCCGTTGGGGGTGCCGCTCCAAGCCTACCCCGACGCTCTCCTCCTCGTGCGTGTGCTCGACAAGCTCACGCGCATCGCCCAGCGGGGCGCTGATGGAAAGGACCTCGGAGGCGAGTCTCCCTGGGGGGACATTGCCGGATACGGGCTTCTCGGACTCGCGCAGGACGAGGGCAGAGAAGGTGAGCCGAGAGCGGCGTGCTCATCCTTCGTTCACCAGCTGCTCGAGGAGGCTCACGAGGTGTTGGATGCCGCGGGCGTGCCCCGGCACAAGGAGGGCCGTCCCGCGGGTGTTGGGGAGCGCGTGCGCTGGGTCGCCGCGTATGCCGAGGAAGTCCGCCAGCGCCTCGACGATCTACAGCGGGCCGTCGTGATCGAACTCCCGCTGCCGGACGGCAACCCGGACATCGGCAAGGTGGATGGGGAACGGGTGCGCGAAGCGGTCGCCCAGTATCGGATGGAGTGGGAAAGCGACAACCGGATCCTCGACTTGGACTGGCTGGTGGGCGCCGTGGATGAGGCCGCCCGGGGCAACCTCGGGGCGCTCATGGACGGCCCGCCCCACCGCTGCTTGAGCAACCAGGGAGCGGCCATCGTCAAGTCGCTCCTGCAGCTGGCCGATAAGGCACACCGCCACGCAATAGACCGTCAGGTCATCGCGCAGTGGGACGAGGAAGGGGGCCAACGTGGGTAAGAACGCCGTAGAGCGATTTCGCGAAGGTGGCCTATCCGCCAAGAAGGGGACGCAGTGCCTCGTGCGGTGCACGGATCTCTACTTCCCGCCGGCCGGGCATCCGCTCTGGCACCCCCGAGGGGAAGACCCGCTCGACGAGGAGATGGTCCTCGACATCATGCGGCGGGGGGTCGAGCACGACATCCTCGTCCGCGACGACGGCGTGCTTGACGGCCGGCGGCTGCTCACCGTGATTGATGGCGCCCGCCGCGGGCGTCACTCCCAAGAGGCCGAGCGGCGTATGTCCACAGCCGGCCAGCTTCCGCTCGATGGCCTCTATGTGAAGGTCGAGCTCTTCGTGGGGAGCGATGCCGCGGCCCTGCTCGAGCGCCTTCGGCGGAACGCAGACCCCCACAAGAAGGCCGACCGCCCGAGCGTCCTCGCGCAGACCTTCGAGCAGCTGCAGCGCCTGGGAGCGACGGTGGAAGACATGCTGTCAGCCGCTCCCTCCGGCATTGATGCGCGCGCCGTGGATGCGCTCCTCCGGTGGGGGAACCTTCTGCCGGCGGTGGCGGCTCAGTTCGACGCTGGCGCCGCTCCCATACAGCTGCTCGACGCCGTGCTCGATGCGCCGCGAGACGCGCAGGAGGGGCGCCTTCAGGAGCTGATCGCTGCGGGCGCGAAGACCCGGCAGCAGGCCACACGGGTCGTACGGGGTGCCGGCCGGCCAGCGGGCCCCCCTCCGAGGTTGTCATCGAAGACCCTCGCCCGGGCGCTCGCCGTTCTGCCGGAGCAACGGGGAGCCGTGCTCGATGGCGTGCGCATCGGTCTGCTTCTCGCGTCGGGGGACCAAACTGGACTCGACCAGCTTCCCCCAGAGATCAGGACGCTCCTGCACGCGGCGCTCGACGCGCGCCGCGCCCGTCGGGTGAAGTTATGAACCGCCGGTGCAGGTGCGGACGGCGGTGCGGGCACTCGCGCTGCTGGAGGCGCCGTAAGCGTGAGTTACGCCGGGCGATCGCCCGGCTGGTCTCGCTCGCCACCGGTGGGCGCAGAAGCAACTACAGCTACGGAGGTGCTCGGTGAACGACTGGATGAGCAAGTTTATCGACGGCGAGAGTCCCAATTCTTGGGTCAACCAACGATGTTCTCTGTCGGTGTACGGAGTCTCGTATGCGATCGCCTGCAATGGCTTTCGCCTCGTGGCCGTCGTCGATCCATTGGCCATCGCGACCCTGCCGCGTGTGGGGGATTTCGCGCCGGGTATCGCCGAGAAGATAACGCGCATGCTGAGCCAGTGGATTGCGGCCGATGTCCCGCGATGGCGCGGGCCGCTCGCCACGCTGCGTGTTTGGCTCGGACGGGCGGACTGGAAGAAGGAGGAGAGGTGCGACGCTTGCGATGGCGCCAAGCGGTGCGAGTGCTCGATCTGTGAGGCGCCGCACGAGTGCGGGCGCTGTGAGGGTGCGGGGGTGGTCAGTATCGATGCAGACTCGCGCCCCGGCGGTCTGAAATGGCCCGGCGGTCATCTGACCCCGCTCGATCGCAACGCTTTGGCGCAGGCGCAGGCGCTGGAGCACATGAGCGGCGAACAGGTAACCGTCACGGCCCCGAGCGCCGCGACGCTCGACGGGATCCGGGTCGATGGTGATGGATGGCGCGTGGTGCTCATGCCCCTCGCTGAGTTGCCGGATCCCGATGTCGATCCTGTGCTCGATCTGGTCGCGGCATGAGCCGCCGGAGAACTGGTGGGCTCGCTGCTCGCGCTGCGGGTCGAGCGTTCGAGCGATGGCTCGCCGTCCAGCATGAGATGGCGCGGCTTGCTGGCCTTCTCGCCTGGTGCGTGCATGTGAGCCCGAAGGTGGAGTGGACCGGTCGGGGGGACGCTGCTACCGGCCGCGTGGTGGGCGAGGCGACGGCCGACTTTATCGGCCAGCTTCGCAACGGCCGTGTGCTCGTGGTGGAGGCGAAGAGCCGGCGGGCGGACGATGGCGCCCTCTACCTGCGCGAGGTCGAGCCGCAGCAGCGATCGCAGCTCGACGCATCCGCCACGGCCGGTGGCCTTGCGCTCCTCGCGGTTGAGTTCCGATACGGCGATGCCCGCCCCCCGGAGCGCTTCGTGGTTCCCTGGCAGGAGGTCCCATGGCGCCGTCGATCCTCTGCCGGATCGCTCGTGGCCGAGGACCTCACGCCCTGGTCTGTGCCCGGCCCCGGGCGCTGTTACTTGTCGCGCTTCGTCTCGATGCCCCCGCTGGGCTCGGGATATGCGCCCTGAAGGGAGGAATCCATGCCCAAGTTCACGAAGAAGTTCTCTTTGCCCATCGACCAGGCCCGCCTTGCGGACCTCGGCAAAGAGCAGGCTCGCATCTTCGGCAAGATCGAGGAGGTCGAGCAGGAGAAGCGGCTTGCAAGCGCCGAGTACAACGGGAAGCTCAAGACGCTCTACGCCGATCTCGGCACGGTGGCCCTCGCGGTGCGCACGGGCACCGAGGAAAGGGAGGTGGAGTGCGAGTGGCGGCCCCACCCGGACCGTCCGTTCATGATGCTCTGGCGCCTCGACACGCTGGAGGTGCTCGAAGAGCGTCCGATGTCCGACGCCGAGAAGCAGGTGCAGTTCAGCGATAAATGGCAGAACCTTGCGCAGAAGCTCGAGGACGGAGCGGCGAGCGACAGCGCGACCTCGACCGAGACGGCGACGGAGGATGAGCAGCCCCGCCCGGCCCGCCGCGCGCCCCCAGAGCCCAAGTGCCCCGCGCCCGTGCCGGGAAACCCGGGTGGTGTCTGCGGCTTCCCCGGCCTCCGGCGGCAGCGGGGGTTCTGCGAGTGGCACGTCAAGCACCTATCGGAAGAGGAGCGAGCGACGATCGCGGCCGCGCGCGATGCGCAGCGCCGCAAGGACAGGAAGAAGCCCGCGCAGGGCGATGATGCGCCGACAGAGGAGCCGCAGCTCGAGCGTGATTCCGAGGAAGGCTTTGCAGAGGACGCAGCCGATGCCGCCGGGAGGTGCACGGAATGTGGCGAGCCGCTCTCCATCTGCCTCTGTGAGCCTCGGACCGGGGAGGGCTTGGGATGAGCGCGACTGGACGGGGCGCGCTGCGAGCGCCGTACGACGCGTATGAGACGCCCAGCTGGTGTGTGCAGCGGCTGCTCGAGCACGTTGCGCTTCCGCGCGGCCAGTGGGTTGAGCCGGCGGCTGGCAGCGGGGCCATCATTAGGGCGGTCGGCGAGGCCGGCTACGAAGTGTCCTGGACCGCAGTGGAGCTGCGCCCAGAGGCGAAGGGGCCGCTGACGCAGCTCCACCACGTCGAGCACTACATAGGGGACTTCTTCGCCTGGCTCGGCGCCGGCTGGCGCTCGTGCCCCCACGTGATCATCACCAACCCGCCCTATCGGCAGGCAGAGCGATTTGTGGAGGCGTGCCTCCCGAGCGGGGCGTGGGTCGTGATGCTCATGCGCCTGAACTGGCTCGCGAGCGGGCGCCGCCAGAAGCTGCTCTCGGAGCATTGTCCTCACGTCTACGTCCTGCCGGATCGGCCGTCGTTCACGGGTCGCGGCACTGACGCCACGGACTATGCCTGGCTCGTCTGGGAGCCGGGCGGGGGGCGGCGAGAGGGGCGGGTCGAGATCCTTGGGCGAACGCCGACGAGTGAAAGAAGGTCTCCATGCGATGGCACGCCGAAGGCTGGGTGAAGCTCTACACCCGCATCGACGGGAACTGGCTGCGGCTCTCGGCGACGGCTCGAGGACTCGGCAGTGAACTCCTGAAGTACGCCGATCAAGAAGGGGCCATCGCCGAGGTTGGCGCCGATCAAGAGCCGGCCGAGGTGCTGGCCGGAATCCTGGCGGCGAGGCCCGCCGAGTTCCCGGCTGTTATCGCCGCGCTGCGCGAGTTGCTCGCGGGAACGCGGCCATTCCTGACCGTGCAGAAGGGTCGCGTTCTCATTCGGAACTTTGTCGAAGCGCAGGAACGCCGGAGCCCGGAGGCTGCCCGCAAAGCACGGCAGCGTGACAGAGAGCGCGCGGCCTTACGCGACAGGCAAGGCGTGACGGAGGACGGACAAGAGCGTGACATGTCACGGGACAGTCACGGGACAGTCACGTGGATCCGATCCGATCCGATCCGATCCGAGTATTTACACTCTCACGCGCGCGAAGCGTCGGGAGAGACGGGCTCGGCCACCGAGGCAGCTGGCCCACCGGTTGAGTCGGTGCCCAGGTGCGACCTTCGCCGCCTGCACGACACATGGTTCGAGATCACCAAGCTCACCCATACCGACGGACTGCACGAACTTGCCGACGCCGTGGAGACAGCCGCCCGCGTTCAAACGCCGCCCGCTGACCCCAACGAATACGCCGCTCGGTGCGTGAGGGCCTTCGTCGCTTGGGTGGACGGCATCTCGAACGCCGCCAGGCGGCCGAAAAAGACCCCACGCAAGCTGGTCGAGCACTTTTCCCGCGTAGAGGAGATCCTGGCGGGCACGCGGGATGCGGTGCCTAAGGACACCTCGATCCCGCCAGGCCGAAGCGTCCCCCGCATCCCACCGGAGGACAACCGACCGCGCCCCCCGCCCGCGCACGAGGTGCTCGAACGTCAGCGACCCCCAATCAACACGAGCCCCCCGCCGGCCTCGCTGCGAGCTTCGCTGCGGAGCACGGGAGGAGGTGAAGGGCCATGACCAGAAACCGCATTCTGCCCCACGATCTCGACGCCGAAAGGTCCGTCCTCGGCGGCGTCTTGCTCTCTCCGAAGGGATTCCCCGAGGTGTCCGATCAGGTGTCGCCGCCTGATTTTTACCACCCGGCCCACGCGGCCATCTACGAGGCGATGGTGTTCCTGTCGACTGCCAGTAAGCCCATCGACGCTATCTCAGTCGCCGAGCAGATGCGCGCCTCGCAAAGTCTCCACAGCCTGAACGGGGTGAGAGGCGAAGCGTACTTCGGCGAGCTCATGAATGCCGTCGTGACGGTCGAGAACCTCGCCTATCACGCGCGCATCGTGCGCAGCAAGGCCACTGCACGGCGCCTCGTAGAGACCGCCACCGAGATCGCCGCCAAGGGCTGCAGCGACTACGGCGAGTTCGACGACTATCTCGCCGAGTCCCAGCAGGCCGTCTGCGCCATCGTTCAGCGAGACCAGCGGGGCGGCCCCGTTCCGGTGAAGAAGATGCTCCCCGCCCTCTTCGACGCGATCGAGAAGCGGTACGAGAGGAAGCAGGTCGTTACGGGCGTGCCAACGGGATATCACATGCTCGATGACCTCACCCTGGGTCTGCAGCCCGGCGATCTCATCATCGGCGCGGCCCGCCCGAGCATGGGCAAGACCGCGCTCGCGCTCAACATCGGCCACCACGCCGGCCTCCAGGGATTCCCCGTCCTGGTCTTCTCCCTGGAGATGGACGGCCAATCCCTGCTCGAGCGCCTCGTCGCTTCAGACGCTCGGATCAACTCCCACCACCTTCGCCTCGGTCGCCTAGAGGACCGTGATTGGGTCCGGTTTACAGATGCCTCTTCGCGCCTCGCGGAGATGCCCTTGTCGATCGACGACTCATCGTCCCTGCGCCTGGTCGATATCCAAAACCGCGCCCGGCGCTGGCGAGCCGCCCACGCGCACGAGGACCTCGGCCTCATCATCGTGGACTATCTCCAGCTCATCCATGGAATGGCCGGCCGCACGCGCGAGCAGAATCGCGAGCGCGAGATCGCCGACATCAGCCGCGGGCTGAAGGCGCTCGCCAAGGAGCTCCACGTGCCAGTTCTCGCCCTCTCCCAGCTCAACCGGAGCGTCGAGTCGCGCGCCGACAAGCGACCACAACTATCGGACCTCCGCGAGTCCGGCGCTATCGAGCAGGACGCCGATGTCATCGCCTTCATCTACCGCGACGAGGTCTACAACAAGGACTCCCCAGACAAGAACGTCGCCGAGATCATCGTTGCCAAGCAACGGAACGGTTCCACCAGCACCGTCCGCCTCGCCTTCCTCGGCAAGTACACCCGCTTCGAGAACCTGCGCCAGCAGAGCCTGATGTGAAAATACACCTTCCAATGCCCGATCGCCTCGTGCCAGGCCTCGTGACGCTCTGCAACTTCGTACATCACCGATCGATTGAGCTTGGTCACGTGCAAGCGCTGCCTCAAGAAGGTCGGGATCAAGGTCCAAGGCCTGGCCAGCCAGCCCGCCTGGTGGCTTAACCCCAAGAGGTGTTTGCCTCGTGAGCTACCAAGGGGGGTATGTGCGTGGATCGTGCCGGCCACCTGCTTGTGTTTGGTCCTTTCTCCCCTGGCTGCGATCTCGGTGATCCACGGATCAGCGCGAAAACAGATACCTAGAAAGCCATGCCTAGATACGAAAAAGGCACCTCCGGAAATCCACGAGGCAGGCCAAAAAGCTTCGCGGGCCTTCGGGAGGCGTGCCGGGGGATGACGCCGGAGCTCCTGGACCGGCTCAAGTCGATCGCGATGCACGGCCAGGCTCGGGATTCGGTGGCGGCTGCTCGGGTGCTGCTCGGGTATGGCTGGGGGCAGCCGACACAGCACATCGAGGCGGACGTGCCGGCGGCCGATAGGCGCGCGCTGGCGGAGCGCATCGCGGGGCTTGTGGCTTCGGTGAAGAGCGCGGGGCGCGGACGTGGCGAAGGGGGGGCGTAGACAGCGGCGGTCCTTCATCGAGCGGCTCGCCGAGCTTGGTGAAGCGGACCGAGATCGGGTCCTGGCTCAGCTCTCTCCGGATGAGATGCGGGCAGTGGAGGAGGAGCTTGAAGACTTCGCCCACGGGCACATCGAGCTCGTGGCATCCGACCCTGTGGCGTGGTCCGCAACTGTGTTGGGGCTGGAGATGTGGCCCGGGCAAGCCGAGTTCGTGCGCGCGGTGGCCAACTCGCAGAGGGTGGCGGTTCGGGCCGGCCACAAGGTCGGGAAGACCACGGGATGCGCCGCGCTGGCTCTGTGGTGGGTGACAACCAAGCCGGCCGGGACGCGCGTGATCCTCACGAGCGCTACCTACCTGCAGCTGCGGGACCAGCTCTGGCGGGAGATCGTGCGTCTCTACCGCCAGGCGAAGGCGCGCGGGTGGGCGCTGGGCGCCGAGAAGGTAAGCGACACCCCCGAGGCTGGTGTGAAATGGCCAGACGGGAGAGAGATCCTCGGGTTCGCTACCGACACGGGCGAACGGGCGGCGGGATGGTCAGGGGCGAACATGCTGTTCATTTGCGACGAGGCGTCCGGTATCGACGACGCGGTATTCGAGGCGCTCGAAGGTAACAGGGCGAGCGGAGACACCCATCAACTTCTCACCGGCAACCCAACCCTGTGCTCGGGAACCTTCTACGAGGTGTTCCGGAAGGGGAATGGCTGGATGCGGCTGCAACTATCCAGCCTCGCAGCCGCCGACTGGCAAGAGCAGAACGGCCGGAGGGTGCCGGGCCTGGCAGCGAAGTCATGGGTGGACGAAAAGCGGGACGAGTGGTGGCCGGACCCGAAGCGGCCACCGGCTCCCGAGTGGAAGGTGCGCGTAGAGGGGGAGTTCCCGGAGGGTGTGGTCGATAACCGTGTCCTGTCGCCGGCTGACGTCGCTCGCGCGGTGGAGGCATGGCGCGGGGCTGCCGCGGCCGGGCCGCTCGAGATCGGGGTGGACGTGGCACGGGACGGGGCCGACGACACGGCTATCGTGGCTGTTCGAGGGCTGTGCGCCATCGAAGTCCTCCGCCTGCATGGGTACGACACTGTAGAGGTAAAAGATCGGGTTCTCGACGTCGCTCGGCGCCTCCGTAAGCCAGGCGAGGTGCCGAGGGTGAAGATCGATTCGATCGGCCTGGGCTCTGGGGCCTTTGACCTCCTTCTCCGGGAGGAGGAGGTCATCGCTGTCGCCGTGAAGGCATCGCAGAAAGCCACCGTCGAGCCCGGCGTAGGTGGGGCCGAAGGGTTCCACCGCCTTCGCGATCAACTCTGGTGGGGGCTTCGGGGGTGGATCAAGGCGGGGGGCGCCATCCCACCGGATGAGCGTCTCCAGAAGGAGCTCTGCGCGCCCATTTATTGGTTCGTGGCTACTGGGCTTATTCAAGTCGAGAGCAAGGATGACTTGAAGAAGAAGCTCGAGCGCTCTCCCGATAGTGCCGATGCGCTCGCCCTCGCGGTGTATGTGCCGCCGCGGCGGGGCGGCATCCGAATTGACTACGAGCCGTGGACGGACTGAATGGGCGTGTTTTCGTTCTTGCAAGGAATGGGTCAAGCGGCCGTAGACGCAGCCTCGCGGCTCGTGGGGCGGCCGCAGCTCCTCGGCGAGGTCGGGCCACGCCATGAGGAATTGGCGCCGCTCGAGGCCATGTACAAGGGGCGTCAGTACGAAGGACGCGGCCTGGCGCCGTCATGGGACAAGCTCGCCCCCGGGGAACGTCCGCCCCCGTTCCGCCAGCAGCGTCCGAGCGTCCAGTACGACCTCCCCCGCTACATGGTCTTACGTGTCGCTGCCTTGCTTTTCGGGGAGGGCCGCTTTCCGGAGGCGTCTTTCCAGCCGCACGCAGCAGGAGCCAACGTCGCTCCGGTCAACGCCTGGCTGGCCCAGGTGATGGACGAGGGCCGCCTGCAACTCGCTGCGCTCGCGGCCGCCCGCAACGGCCTCGCCGTGGGGAGCGTCGCGATGACCTGGGCGGTGGTCGGGGGGCGGTTCATCTTCGAGGCCCACAAGGGGCAGTTCTGCAAGCCGACGTTCGACCAGATGGATCGCCGTCGCCTGGTCCGTCTCGAGAAGCGCTACGTCTTCACGCGGAAAGAGCCGGGGCCGTCGGGCGCGCTCGTTGAGCGGTCCTACGTGTGGCGGGAGGATTGGGACGCCAGCAGGCACGTGGTCTATGAGCCCAAGCCAACGGCTTCCCGGTCCGAAGAGTGGACGGTGATGGCCGAGGCGGCTCACGGCTTCGGTGTCGTCCCGGCGGTGTGGATCCGCGCGCTCGATGAAAGCGATCACTGCGACGATGGGCCATCCCTCTATGAGGGCCTCGGCGATTTGTTCGAGGACATCGACCGGACAATCAGCCAGAAGAGTCGCGCGATCTATTTCAACCAGGAGCCGCCCCGCGTCGTGATTGGGGAGGATCAAGAGGATCGGTATAGGGGCCGTCCTGCGCAGCACATCGGCCCCGGCCACGTGCTGCGTCTTCCCCTTCAGGGGGCAGCCCATCTGCTCGAAATGAAGGGAGAGGGGCAGAGGATCGCGGAGGAGCACGTCCAGGCGCAACGCAACCGCGCGCTCGAGGTCGCGCGCGTCGTGTCGCACGACCCGGACAAGCTCGTAGCTGCCGCGCGGTCGGGGGCGGCTCTGCGCATCCTTCACGCCCCCATGCTCGAACTCGTGGGTGAGCTGCGGCAGACGTTTGGGGCCGGTCTCGTCGAGTTGCTCAATCAGATCCTCGAACTGGCGCGCGCCGGCCGCCTGCAGGCTCTCGGCGCGCTGTCGCTGCCCCCGCCGACGGATTTGCCGGCGGGGCGGATCGCGTTGCTGTGGGGAGACTACTTCGAGCCCACGGAGCAGGAGGTCAACCTCGCTGCGCAGACCGTGGGGGCACTCCTCGACAAGCGCCTTATCGACCGCGAGACGGCCATCCGGTACATGGCCACGTACATCGGTGTCCGAAATGTCGAGCACCTCATGGCGCGGATCGAGAGCGAGGAAGAGGAGCCGATTCCGCAGCGGCCATCGGCTACCGCGCAGGACACGGGGGAATTGGTTCCCGAGATGGAGCCAGGGAAGGACTGACCATGCCGGATACCACCCTCAAGGGCGAACTCAACCGCGCCGATCTGAACAACCTCACCACGGTGCTGCGCGCGGCCGGACTCGGCGATGTGCTCGATGTGATCGCCTCGGGCGCGCTCGTCGATGAGACCGTCACCGTCACGAGCAACGTCGGGACGCTCGCCAATAGGGCGCTCGCGATCCATGCCGTGTACGCGAGCGCGGGGACGTACACGGGGACGATCACGCTCATCCCGCCGAGCCAGACCGTGGCGACCAAGTTGGCGAAGCTCGCCACCGATCGCAAGACGATCACCTGCGCGGGGGCGGATGCGGTGACGCAGCTCCACGTGCTCTACCTGCCCGCCCCGGCCGGCCTCGAAGCCGCCTTGGCCAAGCAGGCCATCTGATCAGGAGGTATGCATGGAGACCACAAATCAGATCGCCCCGGGCGCGGGCGCTGCAGCTGCGACGTCACAGGGGCAAGCGGGCGCCTCGCCGCAGGCCCAGGGAGGTGCGACTCCGGCGGGGCAACAAGCAGCCGCAGCAGGAACGCCCGCTCCGGCACCGCAGCAGGCCGATCTCGCTGCCGCCGAGGCGCGGGGACGGGCGGCAGCGCTGAAGGCCCTCGGCTTCGAGGGCGAGGCGGATGCCAATAAGTTCATCGGCGACGCGCGGGGTGCGCTCGAGGCGTCGAAGAGCGAGGAGCAGAAGCGCGCGGAGCGCATCGCGGCCCTCGAAAAGGAGGCCGCCGATGCCAAGGGTCTCCGGGATCTCGTCAAGGCGCAATCCGACGCCGAGTTCGGCGGCCTCGATGATGGGATGAAGGCCTTCGTGCAGAAGATGGCTGGCGATGACCCGGCCAAGCGCCTGGAGATGATCGTCTCGGCCAAGGCGTCCGGCCTCATCAAGGCGGCGAGTGCACCGGCGCAGCCGGCGCAGAGCAAAGCAACCACTGTCACGCCCCCTGCCGCAACGGGGGCCGCGACGTCTAAGCACCCACGGGACATGACTCCGCAGGAGTTCTCGGCGTACCAGCGGCAGAAGCTCGCCGAGCGCGCGGCAGGCCGCAACTGATCTGATTCCCGGTACGGGAAGGAAGGAAGGCTCTGATGACCCTGAATGTTGCATTCCTGCCGGCCGCCGTCGCGAACGGTATCCAAGACGGCATCCTCGAGCGTCGTCTCCTCGACGCGCTCAAGCCCGCCCTCCTCTGGCGGATGAACTTCACTGACCCCGCCACCGGGGTCAGTATTCGCTCGATGTCCCGGGATCGGCATGAGGGACGGCTCGGAGAGGCCGTCACCAAGTCTCGGCGTGGCCTCATCCCGCCCGGCGACGAGACGTCGGCGAAGATCCAGCCCGGGCAGGAGCCCTCGAAGGTGCGCGGCTCCGAGGAGTTCTTCTCGTATCAGTTGGCCCCCTACGGCGCCTCGACCGATACGCACCTGGTCGCGAGTCACGTGGCGGCGTGGAACAAGTTCGTCGAGGAGGTGGAGAACCTCATGTTCCACGGGGCCCAGACGCTCGGTCGCATCGCCCGCGGGCGCGTCTTCTCGGCCTACGGTGGGAGCGACACGTTCGCGACTGCGGCCGGGTCGAGCGCCACGGCCGTCATAATCAAGGACGCGACGGGGTTTGACACCGTCCTCGTCAACGGCAAGCCGACGCCCGTGAGCGCGACCTACAAGCGGCCGATCAAGATCGGGGGCATCGGGCGGAACGTGACCGCGGTCGATCTATCGACCAACACCCTCACCATCGACACGGCGCACACGTGGAGCCAGTACGATCGCGTGGTGGCCGACGACGCCCCGTTCATCGTGCGGGCGGGTGCGCGGGCGACCGATCGTCTGATCGTCGGGACCGACACCGCGAAGATTTCTTACTGGCGGGACGCGAAGGCGTTCCTCCAGACGCACAACGTGCCCGGCATCAACGGGCAGGTGGGTCCCGGGGCGGTGTATGGGGCCTTCGTCGACGCCCAGATCAAGAACGCGCTCTACGCCGACGCCGAGTTCTACAACGCCATCCAGCGCAACAACGCGCTCGCGCAGAGCTGGTATACGGGCGCGCTCGGCCTGTACGACAACATCCTCTTCCTCGACAACCAGGAGATGCCGGTCATCGCCTCGGGCGGGGACTACCAGACGGACATCCACCGCTCGCTCGTCTTCGGCGGTGACATGCTCGTCGAGGCGTACATCCCCGATGAGGACTTCTCGAATGAGGTGACGCTTGGTGGGGTCGCGCGTGCCAACCACTACAAGCTCGCGCTCGACCAGGAGGGTGTCCTCACGCTCACCGTCCGCGCCCCGCTCGATGCCCTCGCCCGCAACGTGACCAGCTCCTGGTCCGCTACGTGCGACTGGGCCGTGCCGAGCGATGCCACCGCGCTCACGGGCAAGCAGCGCTTCAAGCGGGCCGTAGTGGTCCACACCGCCGGCCCGCCGGCCTGATCGGGAGCGATTCGAAGACCCGCCACATATCTGATCCGCCCGTCTCGGCCGCTTGTCCGGCTACCTCGCCCGCCCACAGTCATGAGCAACCAGACGCGCCCGACGTCGCGCACGGTCCTCGTCGCCAAAAGGGCGACCCTGATCCATGTGCGCTGTTCCGTTCTCACCGTGCAGGGAGGCGATGTCATCGACGATCCGGAAGTGGTGTCGAGCCTCCAGGGGAGCGGTGAGTTCCAGTCCGTGGAGGTGGCGGACACGGAGTCCTATGAGAAGTGGAAGAGCAAGCGAGCGGAGCGGCTAGCCAAGCTCCGCAAGGAGGCCGCCGAGCTTGGGCACGTCGTGCACCCTGCGACGACCAGGGAGCGCTGCTCCGTCGTTGAGGTGTAGGCGATGGCCGTTCTCACAGACGAGCAGAAGCGCAAGGTCAGGCTCTATCTAACCGTCCAGCAGGTGGAGAACGTTGGATCGTTCGTTGGGTCTGTCCCGGTCGTGACCGAGACGACCCATCGTCTGGAAACGGCGCTCGAGAACCTCACGGACAGCGGCGTCGGCTGCGTGACCGAGCTTCTCGCGAAGATGGACCCCCTCTGGGAGAAGCTGGCGGGAGTGGATGATTCCTTGCAGGTCTCCCAGCTCGGGACGGTCATGCTTCGGGCGGACGAGTTCCAGGCGCGCACGCGGCAATGGGGGTGGTATCAATCCCAGCTCGACGCCGTGCTCTTCCCGCGTGGTGACGGCGTGCTCGAGGAGCATGGCGGCCCCTCCTGGGAGCCGTGATGGGGTCCATCCTCGGCGGCAGCCTCGTCGATAGGTTGGTCCCTCTCGCGGATCGGTTGCGACGGATTCCGGCCGGGCTCGGCGTGCGGCAGTGGCGGGTCATTGTCGTGAGGAGGAGATGGTCTGGCGCGCGCCGCGGGCAGGGCACGCCTTCGTTCGTGTCCCAGCTCGAGCTTGATCCGCGCCCGCTCGTGCGCGTGCCCGATGCGCAGATCGCACTCCATCTTGAAATGGAGCTGCAGGGGCGGCAGGAAGCCGGGCTCATCGACCTCGTCGAGGTGTCCCTCCGGTACTCGGAAGGCGATCTCACGGGAGGAGAACTCGCCGCCAACGAAGAACTCTACTACCGCCTCATCGACGGTGAGGGGCAGGGACTGCTCGTGCGGCACTACGTGCTCGACGGTCCGCCGAGACCCGACAGGGAGAAGACGCTCGGCTGGGTCGTGCACCTCCGTCGAGCCGAGAAGATCGAGGAGTAGACATGGCTCGGAGCATCAAGCTCGACGTCAAGAAATTCGTGTCCGATCCTTCGACGCCAACGGTCACGACCCAGGGCACCTCGGGTGCGACAGGGTACAGCTACAAGATCGTGGCCGTCGCGGCCGATGGCGCTACGAGCGCAGCGAGCGCCTCGGGCTCTACCTCGAGCGGCAACTCAACGCTGTCGGGAGCGAACTTCAATCGCGTGACATGGCCCGCCGTGCCGGCCGCGGCCTCATACGAGGTCTATCGCACCGCTGGCGGGGCGAGCCAGGGAAAGATCGGGAGCACGACGGGCACCACGTTCGACGATACCGGCCTCGCCGGGGATGGCGTGTCCGCGCCGACGCAGAACGGCACGGGAATCGGTTCCGAGATGGCCGTCCTGGATCTGCGCGAGGTCACCGTGCAGTTCGATGGGACGTTCTCCGGCGCCCTCCAGCTCGAGGGCCGCGTGTCCGCGAGCGCGGCATTCGTTTCGGTAGGAGCAGCCCAGACGGCTCCCGGTCTCCTTGCGGTCCCCCAGAAGCTGGCCGAGGTGCGCGTGCGCATGACGGCCTACTCGAGCGGCGAGCCGGCGGTCTATGCCTGCGGAAATCAGAGGGCGTGATGGCGCGCACGATCGATCCAGCTGGGGTGTCCTTCCTGCTCGGCCGTCACGCTGAACGCATCCCGGAAGAGATCCGAGAAGGGCTGCAGGACGCGGCCGACCGCGCGCGTGACGAGCTCGCGCAGAGGCTGCCCGTGGCGAGCGGGACGCTCGCTCGTAGCGTCGACACGAGCCGCGATAGCTCCGGGAAGGTCGCCGCTAACGTGGGGAGTCCGCTTCCCTACGCGCCGGTCATCGAGCGCAGGCGCGGCACGTTCGCGCGCTCGGTTTCGACCCTGACGCGAGAGGCTGGAGAAGAGGTGGAGCGTCGCCTGCGTCGGCTGTTGGTTGACGAGTGAGCAACCTCCGGCATCTCGTGGCCGAGGCGGTGGCCGAGGCGCTCGCGGGGAGCGATCCCGACCTGGCCGGGCGTGTTGTCGTTGGCCCGGCATCGGTCGACGACCCGGCGCAGTACCCCTCGGTTGTGGTGCTGCCCTGCGGTCGCGATCGACTGCAGCCCACCCAGGACGGCGACGCACTCGCGCTGGCAGACGGCACACCCCCAGGCGTGGCCGTCGTCACGAGCGGCGAGTGGCGGGGCGTCTGGCAGCTGCGCGTGCTCGCCACGACGCCCGAGCAGCGCGAGGCGTTCGAGGACGCAGTCCTCGCCGCCTTCCCGGCGAGCTATTTGGACGTCGCGATGAGGCCGGCTGTGCGCGGCGTGCAGGTGGTCGAGGACGTGCTCTGCACGCTCACCCTGGCGACGATCGAATGGGTGGACGGCCAGGCGCAGGACGGTCGCCATTACTCCTACCTCGAGGTGGAGGTGCAGTACCCGAGGCTACGTGTCCTGCAAGAGGTGCAAGAGGCCGGCGAGTTCGTTCTCACGGGCGATGGTGGCCGAGACCTCGAGATCGATACGGATGAGGCGGGCGATCTGATCGTCGCCCCTATTTGAGGAGGCCCCATGGGTGATCTGGTCTTCGTGACGAACGAAAGCGAGGTGTCGCGCCTCGAAGGCGTCTACATCCGCGAGCGCAAGCCGCCCGCCGTCGTGGCCGGCGCCAACTTCTACGCCACGGCGATCTGCGGGGAGTGCGTGCGGGGGCCGGTAGACAAGGTGGTGCAGATCACCTCTCCAAGTCGCTTCGAGGAGGTCTTCGGCGGGCGCGATCGGACGTTGAACGGAACGGGCGGGGCGATCGTGGGCAAGGTCTGGCAGTCTCTGCTCAACAAGAAGTTCGGCCGGCTCTACGTTGTTCGTGCCGCGGCCGCGGCCGCGGCGAAGGCAACCAAGACCTTCGCCGACGCCACGCCGACGAACATCATCCGTGTAGATGCGGCGAACCCGGGACTCTGGGGCAACGACGTCACGATCGACATCGCCGCAGCGACTGACGGCAACGCCAACCATTTCAACCTCACGGTGAACTACCTCGGGCGGAAGATCACCTACAAGAACCTCGACTGCTCGGGGACGAACGACAACACGCTGCAGACCATCGGCAGCGATGATGCCAACCTGGTCACGATCACCAAGCTGGCCGCCGGCCGGCCGTCGAACGTGAGCGCGTCGGCGCTCACCTCCGGCACCGAAGGGTCGATCGCCAACAGCGACTTCACCGCGACGGGGCGCGGCATCAACCTGCTCACCAACCTCAAGGACGTCGGGGCGCGGTTCGTCGCTGGGCGGTCGAACAGCACGATGAAGGCGGCCATCCTGACGCTCGCCGCCAGCACCTACAATGGCTTCTGGCTCGTGTGCCCGGACGACGAGACCGTGCTGCACGGGGCCTTCGAGACCGAGGTGGCATCCTATCGGCACGAGCGCATCATCCCCTGCTACAACCATCCCTACACGCTCGACCTGCAGACGGCGTCGGAGGTGGTGACCGAGCCGACGGCGTGGATGGCGTCCATCCTCTCCCAGGTGGACATCGACGTGCATCCCGGCGACCCGGACAATCGCCCCCTCCTCGCCGGCATCACGCGCCTGTCGTTCGAGTCGCTCGTGCGCGAGGACTACATCGCGCTCCGCGAGGCTGGGGCTAGCGCCCTCGAGAAGGACGACGGGTTCCTCTTCGTGTCCGCCCGCGTGTCCGACCTCACCCCCGGCAAGGAGGAGGTCACCTGGCGCCGTCAGAGCGACTATCTCAACATCGGGGCCGGACGGTTCCTCAAGGGCTTTGCCAAGAAGCCCAAGACCGACACGATCACCAAGCTGGCCATCGGGGAGCTGATCTCCTTCCTCGGTGGCCTCAAGGATGCGGAGCGGGTGGTCAAGGACTTCGCCGTTCGTGAAGTCGATGCGCCCGTCGGGGTGTTCAAGATCTACTGGCAGGTGAAGCTCATCGACTTCGCCCTCTCGGTTGAACTCGAGGCCGAGGTGGGCACCGCCGTCAAGATCCAGCAGGTGAACTGAGGAGAGCCGTCATGACCCACTTGAAGGGCGACAAGCAAACCATCTCCGTGACCGTCAACGGCATCGAGCAGCGTGGCTCGTTCGCGGAGATCGAGGACTTCAACTGGAACCCCGAGGACACCATCGATGAGGTGGACCTCATGGGGGCCGATGCCACGGCGTACGAGATCCAGCACAACGGGTACAAGGGGGACTTCACTCTCTTCAAGACGGACAGCGCCGCCATTCGGTACTACCAGGCGCTGATCACCCAGCTGCAGGCCGGGAACAAGCCCGTCGTGAACATCACGGCCATCACCACCCTGGGCGGTGGTGAGTTCGAGACGCTCGTCTTCCTCGACGTGGTGCTCAAGCTCGACGATCAGCGCGGCTCGCGCAAGTCTTTCATCAAGAACAAGTTCAGCTTCTCCTGCTCCAAGATGCAGAACTTCTGACGGCCTGGAGCGGCTACCCGGGCCCCCACGGGGGAACGAAAGGAGCCGCTCCATGACCGAGACCGTCATCCTCCCCGAGGGCGCCCGCGCCCGCATCAAGACCATCACCATCTGCGAGACCGACGGCGAGGCCGAGTACCTCGCCTCGGCCGCCGCCGAGCGCGCCCGGGATGGCCGCAGCCAGGAGGACGAGCTCCTCCGCCGGGCGATCGTTGCCGTGGACGATGAGCCGGCGCAGCAGCCCTATTTCGCGCTCGACGGGTGGAGCGTCGCCACCGTTGCCCACGTGCGCGCCAAATTCAATGAGCTCAACGGGGTGACCGAGGAGGAGGTCAAGCAGGTCCTCCAGGGCGCCAAGGAGCGCCACGAGGACGAGAGTGGATGCGCCGTGTTCGAGTTCAACCTCGAGCAGGTGGGGCGCGTGTCCGTGGGCGAGGTGTTCATCCGGGAGGCCACGGCGCGGGACGGGTACCGGGCGCGCATGGAGTCGAAGAAGCGCGGGGCGGGCGTGTCCGAGCTCGACGAGCTCATGAGGATGTGCGTGGTGAAGTTCTCCGTGCCGGCCGAGAGCCCCGGCGAGGGCGTCGTGTACGAGGATGGCCCGCCCGACGCCGAAGTCTGGGCCCGGTGGACTACGCGCACCCGGCAGCTCATCTCGGCCGCCTTCCTCGACGTTAACTCGCTTTTTCCGTCGGGCGGGGCGAGGTAGCGCCGGGCGAGCGCGATCCTAGCCTCGCCTGCGGCATATCCGCGCGGCACGGAGAGGGCGGGGTGATCGGCGAGTACCTCTGGGCGGTGGAGTCCATCCCCGTCTACACGCTCGACGCCTGGGAGTGCCTCCCGTTCCGCACGCGCCGACACCTCGTCGAGGGCCTCGCCGAGCGCATCGCCTACCTCAACGAAGAGGCCGCCAAAGGGAAGTGACATGGCCGAGTATCTCGTGAACCTCCGCTACACGTTCGAGGGCAACGGTGTTCGCGCTGGCTTCGCTGGCATCATCAGTGGGGCCAAGGAGGCCGAGAAGAGCGTCCTCTCGCTCCGCACGGTCCTGGGCACGCTGGCGGGGGTGTTCGTGGGCGGCACGGCCCTCAACGCCGCCAAGAAGGCCCTGATCGATACGAACGTCGAACTCGACAACACCCGCATCAAGATCGCCTCGATCTCGCAGCTGAACCTCGGGGGGACGTTCGAGACCAACCGCAAGCGGTCCGAGGAGTTCTTCGCCCAGCTCCGCAAGGACGCCATTTCCCTGCCCGGCACCTCCAAGGAGCTGTTCAACTTCGGCGCGTCCATCGAGGGCGCTGTCCTACGGGCAACGAAGTCCTTTGAGACGCTCCGCCAGGTCACGACCGGCGGGGTGCTCGTCAGTAAGCTCTTCGACATCGACGCCGATCAGGTTGCACGTGACATCCAAGCGGCCCTCGGCGGCACGCTCACGAAGCGGAACATCGCCGCCAGGCAGATCCTCGAGCCGGCGGGCTACACGACAACATCCTTCAATGCCCTGAGTGACAAGAAGAAAGCCGAGGAGGTCGCTCGGCTATTCAATCCGCGAACCAACCCGGCGCTCGCTTCCTCCCTGAAGGAGTTCGAAAAGAGCTTCGCAGGGTCGACCTCGACACTGGAGGACCGGCTCGAGCAGCTGGGACAGCGCGCGGGAGTTCCCTTGAAGAACCGCATCACCGAGGAGGTGAGGCGCATCAATGACTATCTTGAGCGCAATGCGGAGTCCGTCGGCAAGATCGTCGACGATATCGGCAAGGGGATATCGCGTGGCTTCACGATCGCCAAGGAGGTCGTCAGCTTCATCATTGACCATCGAGAGTCACTCGCCGCCTTCGGTACGGGATATCTAATCAATCAGGGGCTGTCTTCGTTCAGAGGTGGCAAGGCGAGCGGGGAAGGACAGCAGAGTCAAGGCCGGATAGAGACTCTATATGTTCAGACTTTGGTGGTTGGTGCTGGTGGGACTGGCTTGTCAGGGGTGGCTGGCCTATCAGGCATATCAGGGGTGGCTGCCAATGTAGCGAGTGCACTTCCTGGGTATTACTTCAATGAGAGGACAAAGAGGTATCACGATGCCCAGACGAACGAGTTCGTAAAGGCAAGTGTCGCCACCGGATCTGGTGGCGGCGTGTCTGGCGCGGCATCGGAATCGACGGCCAAGCGCGTGGTGCAATTCATCGATGCTGGATTAGAGAAATTCCGAAGAGGAGCTATTTATCGAGATGCCAGTGGACAGCTTATAACTGAGAATGGTTACATTTATGGCCGCGGCAAAAATGGAGACGGCTACACACGTAGTTTTAGGGACCCTCAAACGAAGCGATTTGCGAGTGAGGATAGAGCCACGGATAATGCCAGCACGATCGTGGGCACGGCTGGCCCTGGTCTCCTTGCCTCCGCCAACGCGAGATTAACCGCCTTATTCAATACAAAGCAGG